GCTCCTCACGCAGATCCCGCTGGGCGGCTCGCAGTACCTCAAGTGGCGCTGGGACGGCGAGCAGCGCCGCCCGGTCACCGAGTGGGTCCCGATCGACAACATTTTGCTGCCCTACGCCTCCACGAACTTCTACACCTCCTCGCGCGTCACGGAGGTGCAGGACATCACCGAGGACACCTACCGGCAGCGCGTCGAGCAGGGAATCTACCGCGACCTGGACAACTTCGTAATCTCCGAGATCGAGCTGGACAAGCAGACCCGCTCGGAGCAGGCCAACGACAAGATCGAGGGCAAGTCCCTGCCGCAGAAGAACGTGGACGGCGTTCGCCGGGTCTACGAGATCACGTGCTTCCTGCGACTGGACGACGACCCCCAGACGCAGGGACGCCGCGCGCCCTACATCATGACGGTCGACGAGGGCTCCGGCAAGGTGCTCTCCCTGTACCGCAACTGGGAGCTCGGCGACGACAAGCTTAGCAAGCTCGACTGGATCGTCGAGTTTAAGTTTATCCCGTGGCGCGGCGCCTACGCGATCGGGCTGCCCCACCTAATCGGCGGCCTCTCCGCCGCCCTCACGGGCGCGCTGAGGGCCCTGCTGGACGCGGCCCACATCAACAACAGCCAGACCATGCTCAAGCTCAAGGGCGGCCGCATATCGGGCCAGAGCGACCGCATCGAGCCGACCCAGGTGCTGGAGATCGAGGGCTCCCCCGGCGTGGACGACGTCCGCAAGCTGGCCATGCCGCTGCCCTTCAACCCACCCTCGAGCGTCCTGTTCGACCTGCTCGGGTGGCTAACCTCCGCGGCCAAGGGCGTGGTCACGACGGCCGAGGAGAAGATCGCCGACGCCAACAGCCAGACCCCCGTGGGCACCACGCAGGCCCTCATCGAGCAGGGCGCCAAGGTGTTCTCGAGCATCCACGCCAGGCTGCACCGCTCCCAGGCCAAGTCGATGCAGATCCTCTCGAGGATCAACCACTGGTACCTGGAGGAGATGGACAACGAGTCGGGGACCGAGATCGAGGTCCGCGACTTCGCCTCAAACAACGACATCCGGCCGGTCTCCGACCCCAACATCTTCTCGGAGACGCAGCGCCTGGCGCAGGCGCAGGCCGTGCTGCAGATGGCCACCTCGGCCCCGCAGCTCTACGACCTGCGCGCCGCCCACCGCCGCGTGCTCAAGCAGCTCAGGGTGCCGGCGATCGGCGAGATCCTGCCGGACCCGGACGGCATCAAGGAGTCCAACCCGGCGCTTGAGAACGTGGCGATGTCCATGGGGCGCCCCGCCGCGGCCTACCCGGACCAGGACCACCTGGCGCACATCAAGGTGCACCTGGCATACGCCCAGGACCCGAACTACGGCGGCAGCCCACTAATCGGGCCGAGCTTCTCGCCGCACGCGCTGGAGCACATCAAGCAGCACCTCACGCTGCACTACCTGCAGTCCATGCGGGCCTACGTGGCCCAGGCCGCGGGCGGGGAGGACACCCTCAAGCTGCACGAGGAGCGGCCCCTGACCGTGGAGGACCAGCAGGCACTGTCCCTGGCCGCGCAGATGGTCAACGAGGACGCGCAGACGACCTTCCAGCAGATCCAGCCGATGATCGTGCAGCTGGCCCAGAAGGTGCAGCAGGCCCAGCAGGCCGCGTCGGAGCAGGCCCTGCTGAAGGACCCGACCGCCAGCGCCATCATGAAGACGCAGATGGCCGAGACCCAGCGCAAGGCCCAGGAGGCCCAGGCCCGCATGCAGCAGCAGATGGCCAAGCAGCAGCAGGAGTACCAGATCAGGGTCGCCGAGCTGCAGCAGCGCGTGCAGGAGCTCACCGCCAAGTACGACACCCAGAGCAGGATCGACAGCCAGAAGAACGCCAAGGACATCGCCCTGGCCAACATCAACAACGCCTCCAGGGAGCGCGTCGCCGACATCAACGCCGGCGTGCAGCTGGACTCGCTGCAGGCAAGGCTGGAGCAGGAGCAGGCCATGTCGGCCATCGACGCGATCAACACGGCCGACCAGGACATCCGGCAGCACGGCCTGCAGGTCGAGCAGCAGGCCTTCCAGCGGCAGGCAGACGCAGTCCGCGCCGCCATCGAGGCGCAGCAGCAACCCCAGGCAGCACCACCACAACCAACCACAGGAGTCTAAGATGTCTGACAAAGAACTAATGGGCATGCGCCAGGTCTACCAGGAGACCGGCAAGCTCGGCTACGCCGGAGGCCCCGAGGACAAGTCCCTCGACGCCGGCGCGTCCGGGTCACACCGCGACAATAACTGGAAGCGCGGCGCCGCCCAGGCCAAGATGAAGAACGCCGGCAAGATCGGCCCCGGCAAAAATCTTAACGAGATTGAGGGCGGAAACTTCTACTAACCCGAGAATGTAGGGCGGATTTTTCTTAATCCCTGCATAAGTGGGGGTATGAGGGACATAGTCTCGGAGATTATCCGGCGTGTAGACGCCGAGAGGAAGCTACTGGCGGCGACCGTCGCCGCCGGGCAGGGCGTGTCCAGCTACGACCAGTACCAGCGGCTGGTCGGGCGCGGGGAGGGATTCTCCCTGGCGCTAGAACTTATTAACGAGATCCTCACGGAGGACAGCGAGGCTGAATAGCCAGGGAGGGAATGCCGGATGGCGTTTGACTTAAACCAGAAAGAGGAGCCGGACCTTAGGACAGAGGAGGAGTGCTTCCCGGAGATTGACCCGGGGATCGAGGTAGCGGGAGACCGCGTGCTCGTCCAGCTGCGCAGGGAGAAGGCAAAGAGCAAGGGCGGGATCATACTCGTGGACGAGACCCGGCAGACGCTTCGTTTTAACGAAACCGTCGCCAAGGTCATCCAGATCGGGCCGCTGGCCTACAAGAGCCCAGACACGCTGGAGGCATGGCCCGAGGGGCCCTGGTGCCGCGTGGGGGACCTGGTCAGGACGATCAAGTACGGCGGGGACCGCTTCGTGGTCAGCCCCGACGACGAGGGGGCGCCGGTCGTGTTTATCACGGTGCAGGCCCGCGAGATCATCAGCCGCATCCGTAACTTCGAGGCCGCACAGAAGATGCGCGCCTTCGTAGACTAAACTTTTGGAGAAAAAAGTGTCAGAGCAAGAGAAGGAGCTGCCGGTAAAGGAGCTCGAGGACGGCACGGCCATGGTGGCCGTTGAGGAGGAGGTGGACCCATTCGACAAGCAGGACGACGAGGGGGACCACGACGAGGACACGCAGGACCTTGCCGAAGGCGGCGAGGTCACCGAGCAGACGGACGAGGACGAGGACCGCGAGAAAATCCGCGAGGCCCGCCGCGAGGAGCGCAAGCTCAAGAAGGAGCTCGCCAAGCAGCGCGAGGCGTCCGCGAAGCACAAGATCAGCGCCCTGGAGCGGCGCAACGAGGAGCTGGCACGGCGGCTGGCGGCGGTTGAGTCTTCCGCGGCGTCGTTCCAGTTTGCCCAGGTAGACAAGGCCATCGAGGACGAGGCCACCCGGGTCGAGTACGCGAAGATGAAGCTCCTGCAGGCCTCCCAGAGCGGCGACGCCGGCGGGCAGGTGGAGTACCTGGAGCAGCTCCAGGACGCGAAGACCAGGCTGGCGCAGATCCAGGCCTACAAGAAGCAGCAGCTCGAGCAGGCCCGCAGGCCCCGGCAGAACGTCCCGGACGAGATCACCGAGGAGGTCCAGCGAAACGCCACGACCTGGCTGAACAAGAACAAGTGGTACGACCCCAACGCGCGAGACACGGACAGCCGGATCGCCAAGGTGGTCGACCAGGAGCTGGCCGCAGACGGCTGGGACCCGGCAGACCCCGAGTACTGGGACGAGCTGGACAACCGGCTGGCGGCCAGGCTGCCCCACCGCTACGCGGCACGTAGCGGAAACAGCGCCAGACGCGCTGGCCCCACGGCGTCGAGCCGCACGGCCAACGCAGCCGGCAGGCCCGCCAACACCATCACGCTCAGCCGCGAGAGGGTGCAGGCGATTAAGGACGCCGGCGCGTGGGACGACCCCGCGCAGCGCAACAAGATGATCAAGGCCTACGCGGCCTACGACCGACAGAACAGGGGCTAAGCCATGGCAAACACAAGAATTAAGCGCGACCTAGACGACCGACTCATCGAGCGGGCACAGGAGGTTGCAGACAGGACGACCGCAAACGCGGACGACATCCAGCGCCGTGAGAGGCTCGAGGCCTTTCGTGACAAGTGGCAGAATAGCGCGCTGCCGGACATCCCGCGGGACGCGATCCCCGGGTTCCACCTGTGCTGGTTGAGCACCACGAACCAGTACGACAGTATCGACAAACGTGTTGCACTAGGCTATGAGCCGGTGAAAGCCGCAGAGCTGGGCAAGGGCTTTGAATCACTGGGCAAGATGAGTTCAGGCAAGTTTGAAGGCTGTGTTAGCTGTAATGAGATGGTCCTCTTCAAGTTACCAGAGGAAGTCTACCAGGAAGTGATGCGCATGCTGCACCTCGAGGACCCCCTCGAGCACCAGCGTAACATCACCGCGCAGGTCCGAAGCACCTCACAGGAGGGCAAGGGCGGCCGGTCAATCTTGGAGGGCGGAATCCTGGAGATGGAAAAAGAGGCC